ACCGGGCGTAATAGGTTATAATATGGAATCAACACCAACAACCTCTGTTCCATGTGCAGTTACAAACCTATCTGGTAGCACTGGAACAGTATTCGTATCGCTTAACCTTCTGCAATTAGAGGCTTAACCAATGCTTAATGAATGGATTGTTACACTTCACAGAAAAGAAGATCTTCAAAGTTTTTATGAAGACATGGAAACTCCTGGAGGTAATCTATTCATTCCGGATAGAGCTGTTGAAGTTGCGAATAGAAGATTAATTAGTCGCAACACACATTATATGCTAACGGACGATGAAGTAGAGTTAATAAAGTCAGATGATAGAGTAATGGGGGCGGATTCAGTAGCGCTTATTGATCTTCTTACAAGACCACAGTATACAATTGCAAACGGCGATTTTGATAAAAGCTGGGGTGGTGATGCTTCAGATCTTAACTGGGGTTTGTTAAGAAATAGTGAAGAAACTAATAGGAGTAACTGGGGAGCAAACGGAACTTCTCTAGTATCGACTGACTTGACTATTACTGCATCTGGTAAAAATATCGATGTTATTATTGTTGATGGCCATATAAATCCAGCACATCCAGAAATGGCTGTTAACGCAGACGGTTCTGGCGGATCGAGAGTACAACAGTTTAATTGGTTTTCTTTAACTAACGCAGTATCCGGCGGTTCTAATGGAACATATACGTACGATCGCGCGGGTTCATACACAAATGTTGCTGATGAAGATGATAATAACCATGGCTGCCACGTTGCTGGAACCGTTGCTGGAAACACTCAGGGGTGGGCCAGGGATGCTAATGTTTACAATATAAGTCCATACGGTAGTAACCCTAGTTCACTCTCTAGCAGCCTTATGTGGGACTACATGCGCGTCTGGCATGCAACCAAAGCTATTAATCCCGAGACCGGAAGACGTAATCCAACTATCACAAATAACAGTTATGGGTCATCTCTCACAATTGGTGAAAACGGTATTGCTAATGTAACTGCAATAAACTATCGTGGTGTTCTTTTTGATCCAGGTCGTGATTTAACACAAGCAGAATTGCAAGCCCGAGGATGCTACGCTCCCAGTTCTAATGTTCAAATGGGTATTCCATATAGCTTTACTTCTCGTAACGCTGATATGCAGGATGCGATAGATGATGGAATTATTATCGTTGCGTCAGCTGGAAACGATTCTTGGAAGACGGTAAACAGTTCAGATCAAGATTACAATAACTATTATAATATTGGCGCATCTACATTTAATTATTGGCTTAATAGAGGTACGGGTTCTGGAGCTGGCTACGCACCTATCATTAATGTAGGCGCTACATCAAACGATACACAAGAAGATAAAGCTCCTTTCTCAAACTGCGGCAGCCAAGTAGATATTTTTGCTGCAGGTGAAGCAATACAAAGCAGTGTACACAGCGGTGGTCTTGCTGACGTAAGAAACGGGTCGTATCAGCTTAGTAAATATCAAGGGACAAGTATGTCAGGCCCGCAAGTTGCAGGCGTTGTTGCTATATTAGCAGAATCTTGGCCAAACATTACTCAAACCGAAGCACACGCTTGGTTGATAAATAAAGCATCTACAGATCAAATGCAAGACACTGGAACAGACGATCCTATGGATACAAACAGTTTACAAGGTGCAGCTAATCGTTATTTAAGATGGATTAATCAGCGACCAACTACAGGCGGTACTTTTCCAGTAAGAAACTTTAAAACAAGACCAACATCCGGAATTACTTATCCTCGCTCTAGAATTCGTAGAAGAGGCTAGAATTGTTTATAAATATTAAAAAAGCTAAGGTTAAGTGAAATGGCAGATATACTAACTACAAAATTAAAAAACGACGTAACTCGAATGTTCTATCAGGATATTCTAGATAACGAGTTTTTCTTTGCGGTTTCTTCAACCGTCATCGGCGAATTGAATCGTGTGCAGAGCGTGAACGCTGTGTATAGTAAAAACGATTTTCAAGAGAATATACTTTTTGGTAAAAGAGTATTTGAAGACGATGTCAAGTTTATGATAAAGTATTACCCTTGGCAAAAAGATGCTGTATATACACAATACGATTCTACTGTTGATTTAGAATCAGCAAACTTTTATTCTGTAGTTGGGCCGAACAATAACGACTCTGGCGATTATAGAGTTTATAAATGTTTATCTAATAACAACGGTGCAGCTTCTACAACTCCACCAAACTATAACCCAGAAACTACAGCACAGATTTATAGAATGCCAGACGGATATGTTTGGAAGTTTATGTATTATCTGACTGAACAACAGTTTGAAGCATATAACGCATCTGGATTTATTCCATTAGTTGGAACGTTTGATATTAATCCGGATCCTAATGCTGATGCAAATAACATTATTACTGGTTCTGAAATAAGCGATATATTCGTAGAGAATTTTATTGATAACTCAGGTTATCCTTATTTGGAAAGTGGAATAGTTGCTGGACCTCCTGGTAATGACTTTACTATACTTTTAAGATCTAACGAGTTAAGTGAGATTCAAAACTATTATTCTGGTATGACTATCACACTAAATACACCAAACAACGTTGCTTACACATATGTTATTGATACTTATACTTGGGATGGTGCGTCTGATAGAGGAACTATTAAAGTAATCGGCGATCCTAAAAATGATGGAGTAATTATTAACTCTACGTTTAAGATATTACCAACAATTAAAGTTGAAGGCGATGGCACAGGTGCTATTGCTATTCCAAGAATCGTGGATGGTAGAATTACTAACATTGAGCTTATCGGTGAGTCTGGTGAAGGTAAAAACTACAATAATGTTACTGCAACAGTAATAGATCCTCCTTTTGATTTTGATCCAGATGATACTAATTCTATTGATGTGAGAGCAGTGTTAAGACCTGTTATTTCTCCATTTGGTGGTCACAACTTTAATCTGATTGACGAGATGTATTGCCGTCACATTTTACTTTATTCTTATATTACTGAAACTGATAACAATAAAATCGGTGCAACAAACTCATATTCAGCAGTTGGTATTTTAAAGAATCCAACGTTTATTCCAGATCCTGAAACAGCAAACACTGCTTCGCCTGATGTGTTTGATAATCGCGTACAAGTTATTACTGATGATTATGGAAAATTTATTGTAGATGGAATTGTAACGCAAAAAGATATTAACAGCAATACAACGTTCAGCGGACGAGTACACGAAATTGATGCCGCAGCTAATACTGTTTACTTATGTAGCTATATGGGTCCGCATATAAATACTGCTAACAACGATATATCATTGGATTACACGCAAGATCTTATCAATTCTACTGGTCAGAGAATACAGATAAATACACCTGTAGCCAATAATGTTATTGAATCACGATACACTCAACGATCTGGTACCGTATACTTTATGGAAGACTTCTTTCCTTTAACAAGAGAGACAAGTTCACGCGAAGAATATAAATTGGTCTTGGAATTTTAAGGAACTCAAATAGATGCCTATTAACACAAATTTAAATATTGCACCATATTTTGATGACTTTGACGTCGAAAAACAGTTCTATAAGATTCTGTTTAAGCCAGCTTATGCCGTTCAAGCGCGCGAGCTGACACAACTTCAAACGATTCTACAAAACCAAGTTGAACAATTCGGTGATAATATCTACCAAGAAGGTAGTATTATTAAGGGTTGCAACTTTACCGATCTCAACGGATTGCAATTCGTAAAGCTCACTGATAAAACCGGGTTTGACGTAGAGCAATACGTATCTGGTCCAAGCACAGCTATTATTGGTGGTATCTTAACAGACATTGACGTCGTATATGAAGTCCAAAACGCGGCAGGCTTAAAAGCAAACATCATTGCTGCAACTCGCGGTTTTGAAACACGTCCGCCTAATCTTAATACATTCTTTATTAACTACCTAAACACTTCTGGTGCTGTTAAAGCATTCGTTAGTGGTGAAGATTTAACAATAACTAAATACGTGTATAACGGCTCTGTTCTTGTATCAGCACTTCAAGAAGGTGGAGCTGGAGCAGACGCTGCTATTTGGCAGATCAACGTTACAGATACTGCTGGTTTAAACTGTGTTGGACAATCGTTTGGTATTAGAGCATCTGCGGGTGTTGTATTCCAAAAAGGTCATTTCTTATTTACAGAAGATCAAACACTAGTTGTTTCTAAATACAGCAACGTTCCAAATGATCTATCTGTTGGTTACGCGGTTACTGAAAGTTTAGTTAGTTCTTTACAAGATAATAGTCTATATGATAATGCAAACGGGTCACAGAACGAAAATGCTCCTGGTGCTGATAGGCTTAAAATGGTTCCAACTCTTGTAGTTAAAGATACTGCAATCGCTGATGTTGATCCTGGGTTCTTTACGCTTATCCGCTACCAAAACGGTTCAGCAGTTAGTTTGCGCGACGTTTCACAGTTTAATGCTATTGCTGATGAGCTTGCTAAAAGAACATATGAAGAATCAGGCAACTACATTTTAGATAGCTTTAAAGTTGATATGGATCGCCGAGGTACAGAATTAACTGCGCTTGTCGGTAAAGGCACAGCGTATGTTAAAGGTTATCGTGTAGAAAACAGTGGCAAAATGTCATTTACTGTAGATCAAATTTCTGATACTGCTATACAACAAAATCAAGCAACAACTGTTGACTATGGTTCATATTTAGATATAGTAGATATTAGTGGTACAGTAGACATTAATTACGGTACAGTAGATCTGCAAAACACGCTGAGCGGTAAAATCGGTGAAGCTTACGTTAGAAACATTACACCAACTAAGATTTATTTGTTTGGTGTTAAAATGGTTGGAAGCAACTCGTTTGACGAGGTTGTTCGTGTTGTTGGTACTTCTGGTGTGATTACAGTAGCAGCAAACGCAAAAGTTAAAAGCATCAAAAATTCTGCATTAGTTTTCGAAATAGGTACTCCTTACGTTAAAGAGCTTACCGATATTATTGTCCCAGTTAGATCTCATTCTTCAGTTACTGTTACAAATGACGTTATTGAGCTTACTGCAGGTATTGATGAAGACTTTGGTTTAGACCAAAATGATATTATTTTTGTTGATACTTCAAACACAGTTGTTCCAGTTGTATCTGTAGCAAAATCTTTAAACAACTCAGTATTAACTATCACGCTTCAAGCAGGCGCTACAGGCGGCGGTGAAGTATATTATAATAAACGCATGACTAATGCAGATTCTCATAATAAAGCTGCCGTGCAACCATATGTTAAAGTAAATTATTCTACAGTTACTACTAAGTACAGCTTAGGTTTCCCTGATGTTCACAAACTTATTAGTGTTAGCACAGGCCCTGGTGGAACAGATTTTACTAGCAGTTTTAAGCTTAATACAAACCAGACAGATCACTTCTATGATATCTCGTACATGGAATACATCCCAGGTCGTCCACAACCAACGAATGGTCAACAATTAGTTGTTCAGGTTGGAGTGTTTGAAATCAATACTTCTACTGGCAATTACTTCTTCACAATTAATAGTTATCCAATTGATGATGTAACCACAGTGTTGCCCGGCGGATTTATTAGATCTTCTGATCTTGAAACTTACACCGGAGCAAACGGCTCGCGTTATAGTTTAAGAAATTGCTTTGACTTTAGACCTTATGTTGATAAAGATCCACTTGTTGATTATACTGATGTTAGTATAGGAGCTGCGGGCGTTATTGCAGCAGCCGTTGGTTCTTATAACAAAACATTCAGCGGCAACTATGCAGTTCCTGCATTAGCATCTACTATTACTTCTGACGTTGAAAATTACTTGTCACGCGTTGATGTTATCGCTTTTGATTCTTTTGGTGATGCCAAGCTTATTAAAGGTGAAGAAGATCAGAATCCAATTACACCAAAAGTAAGTCCAGACCAGCTAGTTGTTTCGGAAATTTATATCCCAGGATATCCTGCGTTATCTCAAGCTGAAGCGTCTGCGCAAGGTAGATTCTCTTGTGCAGTTCAACTGAAAGCTGTTGGTACTACAAACTATACAATGCGTGATATTGAAAAGATCGAAAAAAGAATTAAAGGTCTTGAATATTATGTCAGCTTAAATCAATTAGAGCAAAGTTCAGAAAATCTATTAATCTTGGATGAAAACGGATTAACAAGATTTAAGAATGGTTACATTGTTGATCCAATGAATGATGGACAAATTGCTAATACTGATGATCCAAACTACAGAGCTGCTATTCACTTTGATAAGCAAATTCTTACACCAGCACTTAATACATTCCCGTTAGATTTAAAATATTCATCTAGCTCTAGCGCATCTGTTTTCCCAAGTGTTAATGATGCTGAAATTGCAACACTAAGCAGAAATGCTAATATTAAATTAATGGGTCAACCATACGCAACAAACTTTAGAAACTGTGTATCTAACTTCTGGAAGTATGACGGCAATGTTCAAATATCTCCAAGCCATGATATGGCTCACGATACAATACAAAACCCAGTTCCATTAGAAATTGATTTAGTTTCAGTATTCCAAGACTTACAAGAAACTTGGCCGATGACTGGCACCACTGAATGGGGTGAGATTTCTGAAGGTGCAGGAGTTGAAAGCAGAAATAACCAAGGGTGGTGGAGAGGAACACAAGTAACCACAACATTCCCTAGAGAACAAGCCGGTACTATATCTTCGCTAGGAATAAACGATGGTGGTCTAAACCAAGTTGGTGATTTTGTTACTAACGTTGCATTCCAACCATATATGAGATCACGCGATATCAAAGTGTTTATCTCTGGTTTGCGTCCTAGCACACAGCATTATTTCTTCTTTGATGGTGTTGATGTAAATGCTCATGTTGCCCCAGGATCTCCAGTAGCTGAACACGCACGTGCTGTTCAAAGCTTTGGTGCAAAAGCTGCTGCAGTGTCAACAGACGCTGATGGAATTCTAAGAGCAGTATTTACTATCCCGCAGGGACAGTTCTTTGTTGGTGATAGAGTATTAACAGCAGTTGACGTTGACCAGTTCTCTGCAATTGGATCAGCTTCAACTTCTATTGGCGAAATTGCATATCACGCTTACAATATCTCACAGAGCAAAACCACGGTTTCTACAAGAATGCCAGAGTTTGGTATTGAAGAAACTACGACATCTAGAAACTTAGCTGCCCGTACCGCAACACGTCGCGAGGGTGGTTTCGATCCTCTAGCACAAACATTCTTCATTAAACAAGGTATGGGTCGTGGATCTAATACAGTGTTTATCTCTAAGGTAGATTTATACTTTAAAAGAAAGAGTGATATTAACGGTGCAACAGTTACTTTAAGAGAAGTTGTAAACGGTTATCCTTCTTCAATTATTCTGCCATTCTCTAAGTTGCACATAGCTGCTTCTGATGTTAGTGTTTCGGATGACGCCACATCAATAACAGAAATTAATTTTGATGCTCCAGTTAGAATGGATGTTGAAAAAGAATACGCAATCGTTGTACAGCCAGACGCTAACGATCCTAATTACTTAATCTTTACATCTAAGGTTGGTGGATTAGATCTTACTGCTGGATCTACACAAGGTCAATCAGTTAATATGGACTGGGGCGATGGTGTTCTATTCACATCTACAAACAACAGAGCTTGGCAATCAGTACAAGACGAAGATATTAAGTTTACTCTTTATCGTCACGACTTTAATGCTGCAACCGGTTCAGTAACGCTTACAAACGATGATCACGAATTCTTTACATTAAGTGATTGGGATGGAAGATTTACTGCTGGCGAATTTGTTTATAAGCAAATAGATGTTGGTTACACAGTAAGCATGGTTCAAGGAACTAATGTTCTTACTCAATCAGGTAATGACTTCTCAGCGGATTATGCAGTTGGTGATTATATTCGTGTAATCGCGTCTGGCGGAGTAAGCAACGGAACAGATATATTTAGAGTTGCAAGTATTGATAGTGCAACACAAATAACTACCGACAAGCCATGTTCATTCAATGGAGCAAATGCTACGGGTCTTCCAATCGTTGCCGGTATAATTTCTCACTACAACAAGTACACTGCTTCAGAAATTCATCTAAAGCAAAGCTCGTCTGTATTGGCTAAGAGATTTGAAGCTGCTGACGTAATTACTGGATTTACTAGTGGAACTGATGGAACTATCGGAACAATCGATAATATCAATTTAAGCTATATCCAACCATTAATTCAGAAAGCAAACGATTCTGCAACAACAACTTCTATTACTGGTACATTTACTGATCCTGCTAATGTTATTAATACATATAATATGCCACTAAAGTTTGGTGCTAGTAATCACTTTACTAATAAGGGTGTTGTTATTTACAGCAAATCAAATAACTTTATTAATCCAAAACCATTTAGCATTAATGTTAATATGACTAACTCCTCTAATGCTACTTCAACTCCTATCGTTGATTTAGAATTGGCTACGTTGTTAGCATATCAATTTAAAGCTACTAATGATGCCGCTACTACTTCTAAGTATATCTCCAAGACTATTGAGTTAGCGGAAGACTTAGATGCAGAAGATATGAATTTGTTAGTTACAGGTTATAGACCAAATGGTACGGATATTAAAGTTTATATTAAACCACAGCATATGCAAGACAGTGCAGCTTTTGATACAGTTGATTGGATTGAGCTAGAATTATTTGAAGGTATTAACACATATTCTTCATCCTCTAACTTAAATGATTATAAAGAGTTTAGATATAGAGTTGCAGATGCTAACAAAGATACTGGTGTTATTACTTACACAAGCACAGCAGGTACATTCGTTGGATATAGAAAATTCGCAATCAGAATTGATATGATCGCCGACAGTATTCATAACGTACCCTTTGTGAAAGATTACAGAGGAATCGCGTTAACATGATAAATCAGCATAGTTTAATCCGAGACGAGAATACTCAAGCAGTTTTAAATACTGATGTGGTTGCTCTTAATAAATACAAGTTAGAGAGAGCTTTACATCGTAAAGTCAAACGCCTGACCGAAGATCTCGCTGAAGTTAAACTATGCCTAGTGTCAATAACCGAACGTTTAGATAAGATAGAGAATAATTAAATGTCAAAACCATTAATAGCAAACATTGTTACAACGCAGACATTTCAAAATTGGTTTGATAAAACTAATGAAATTACTGACCTTGTAAGAGACTCTGTACTTACAGCATCCGTAACTGGTGATACAACTACCGGTGACGCTGCTTTACTGGGTGAATTCACTGCAAATACTATTATAGCATTTAATATTCTTCATACGGATGAATTTGAAGCTAGAACGCCAGGAGCTACTATTGGTATTTCCTCGCCAATTAATGTTACTCCTGCGTTATCTCCTACTGCTGCAACGTTTACATACGGAGCATCTGGTGCACGTACTCGATATACAGACGGAACAACAGCTTGGGATATTGGTTACGATAATAGTACAAATGCTAATTTCCAAATGAATCAAGGCGCTGGTGGACAGTTTTCATTGTCACCTGCCGGCGTATTATCAGTACCAAGTGTTGTTATTGATACCGATATAACTGTTGATACCATTACTACAAATCAACTTGTAGCTAATAACGTAGTGCTTAACACTGCTTCTGGTGCTTTCTCTGGAACATTCGCCGGAAACTTTACTGGTGATGTATATCATCCACAAGGTAATAAAGTTTTTGAAAACGGTGGTCCTGGAGCAGAAATTCCAGCAACCTTTACAGGTAACGTACTTGGTACAGTTAGTTCATTAACAAACCATACTACATCATCTCTTGCAGAAGGCACTAACAAATATTTCACAGCTGCAAGAGCTCAAGCGGCCATAACAGGTGGCACGGGTGTTTCTGTTGTTGCTGGCGAGGTTGCTATTGGACAGTCAGTGGGTACATCCGCTAACGTAGGATTTGCTACGGTTGTAGCAACGGGTGATATTACGGCATTTGGTTCGGTCTCAGATCGTACGCAAAAAGAGAATATTAAACCAATTACTAATGCTCTAGATAAAGTTGAGCAACTTGGTGGATATACATTTAACTATAAAAATAAGCCCGATACTCCAATGACTGGTGTAATGGCACAAGAGCTTTTAGAAGTTTTACCTGAAGCAGTTTATAAAACTATCGATGGAAATACTGGAGAAGAAATCTACGCCGTAAGACACGGAAACATAATTGGATTGATAATTGAAGCGATCAAGGAATTGAACGAAAAAGTAGGTAAATAATATGCCAATCAAACTTACTGGTCCTATAAATTTTCAAGATATTAGAGATGAGTTTGGCCCTGCCGGCAGCGGCGCTATGTCGTTAGATGACTATCGGCGCGGTGGGGATCTTGTTCCAAACAAAAATATCAATTCTAATATTCCATTAGCAGGAACAAGTTTACCCATATCTCTTGAAGATTTTTACGGGGCTAGCAAAATTATTACACTTAGCTATACTGGCTATGGTGGTGGTGGCGCAGGTGGTTCTGGTTTTGAAAACAATTCTGATATAATTAGCCGTGCAGGTTATGGTGGCTTTAGTGGTATTTTAACTAAAGCAACATTTGATGCTGAAAAACAATCTAATAACGGTGTGAACCCGCTTGGTCTTAATGCTTCCAGTTTTATGAGTGCTTTCGATGTTACTAAGGACGGGAGCCTAAACCACGGGATTAACGGTAGTCTTCTTTCAAACAGAGCTGCTGCAGAAAATGGCGTAGGTGGCCTGAACAACTTTGATTCAACCGCTAATGCCAATGCTGGTCAGGCGTCTGTATTCGGACCCGGTGGGGCTGGCGGTGCAAGGAATAGTACAGGTTCATCAGCACCTTGGGGAAACTGGGCAGCTGGCGGTGGCGGCGGTGGCGGTGATCAAGGCAATGGTGATAACTACGAATTTTTCGGTCTTATTAATAGAGGTGGTTCTGATGAATGGGGTAAATCCGGCCAAGGTGGCGAAGACGGCAGGGGTAAGTGGCAAGGTAAAGTTGATTTAGACGTAGAAGTTGATTACGTTGTATGTTGCGGTCACGGTGGTAAACCAGCCTTCGCCGTTGGACAACACGACGGTGGTTACGGCAATCCAGGCGTTTTCGAGTTTACTGTAGACAGTGACACTGGAACTTTTGCCTTTGAACCAATCGCTGTCGGCCCTGTGTTTGACAATAGAAACAAATCTCACTATTATGGTTTTAGAATTCAAAGAAGCGGGCGTGTAACCCTGTTTGACGTTTAAGGAGATATGTAATGGATTCAAACATTTTTAAAGGATACTATGATGCTTTGGACGAAGCGTTAGATATATTCCCACTAGAAATGCAAACTACGTTAGAATTTGTTAGACGTGGCACGACGCACTCAGCTGTAATTTATATTCGTAACCACTCAGAAGAAATACGAAAATCGATAGATTCATTTTTAAGTAAATACGGTTTCACAGTGCCTAGAAACTTATATGAGCCAGGCCCTGAAGGAAGTAGAACAGGATTAATTGCTATTGATTTAGGAACACTTAACGATGATAATCTCAGAATTTATGTAACAACAAATCATAATAAACCCGAAGACATCAATAATACAGAATGGCTTTGGGGAATTGGTTATTACTTAGATAGAGAAGGTAACGTTGCAGGTAAAAAACATTACAACGTGAACCTAACCGAACGAAATATGAAAGTCGACTACTTTGATTCTGAGGGTAATGTTATAACTTCTGCGGGTGATATAGAAACCATTTCTGAAGACTGGACTGTTTGGGGTGGTTCTGAATCTTTGTATAACGCAGTAAAAGCTGCTGAGTTTCCTTGCACAATAAGTTATAAACATAAAAAAGATCAAGGCTATTTTATAGTTTCTTTATCAGGCTAGTAATATAAATAAAAACAGCAGCGGACAACTCTAGTGGATCTACTTTCTACGACGATTGATTTGTCATAAATATATTTAAATAAATTTCGTAGAGTGGCTCATAACCGGCCCAGACCTCCACCTTATTTTTATAAATAAAAGAAAACACATAAGGGTATCCTCGCATGTCAAAGATTTCAGAATTAGGTCCAATTAAAGGTGCCAATACTCGCTCTGAAGACCTTTTTGTTATCGTTAACCTTATCCAAGGCGATGACGGTACTAAAAACATAACTAGAAAAGAACTTGTTGCTGCGATTCAGTACGAAATCTTTGATAGTATTACAATCACCGGTGGATCAATTTCAGGTGTTAGAATCTTCAATTCAGCTATTGAAGATAACATTATGGACCGTAACATTTTCAACAACGGTACCATAGACGGCTCACAGATTGTATCTAGTGATATATCTGGTGGTACAATGACTACCACAGAAGTATCAAACGTTGCAATCCTTACATCTGATTTTTCTGACGGTACCGGCAACAACAACATATTCACAAACACGATTGTTGATTTTGGAGCGCTAAACAACTCCACTGGTAATAATAACATCTTTACCAACTCAACAATTGATGATTCGTTTTATAATAATGTTACCATCGAAGGTGGTACAGCAAACAACCTAATTCTTACAAACATTACAATCGATGAGCTTATTCTCGAAGATGCTTTAATCTCGAATAGTGCTATCGTTACAACAACGTTTGCTAATGGTTCAATTACAGATTCTGTTATCTCAGGTAACACATTCCTGTTCGATACATTCATATCTAATTCAGAGATCACTAACACTGATCTAGATGATGTTGATATTACTAATTCAAGATTCTCAAATGGTCAAATTTGGGATACACTTATTAGCAATTCAGAAATCATCGATACATCAGCTAATAATATTACCATTACATCTTCTGCTCTTAATGATAGCACTGCAAACAATGTTAATATTACACAGTCTGACTTTTCAAATGGTACTGGTTCTGACAACGTATTCACTAATCCTGTATTGGAAAATGCAACCTTAACCGGTGCAATGGATACGGTTGTTGCTACAAATATCTCAATCGGAAGTTCTACTTCTGATGATCTAGTACAACAAAGATCAACTATTCAAAATTCTGATATCTCAGAATCAGTTGTTGCTAATTCAACTATTAATCAGTCAGAACTTGTTGACTTTGATATGAATCTTACTAACGTCTTCGAGCCACTGCTTGACGAAGATAGTTACTTTGCTCTAAAGAACGTCAAAACTGGCGATACAGAGAAAATGACTTATCGTCAACTATATGACGAAGTTTCTAGGAAGACAGAAAAATCTCTTAAAGTTCACGTTGCAACAGATGGCGATGATAGTTACCAAGGTAGTATTCTACAGCCAGTGCGCACTTTAAAGCGTGCTGAAGAACTTGCATTACAAAAAGCCGGTGGTTTATACGATCGTAACGACCTTAACAATGCCGTACATATCTCGGTAGGTCCTGGTACTTACTATGTTGATGAACCAATTATGTTACCTGATGATTGTTCAATGACTTCAACAGCGGGTCAGTACGCAACGGTTATTCAGAAGAAAAAGGGATGGGAAAAGACTAACGGTATTCTAGTTGGATCTGGTAACTACGTTCAAGGTTTTGGTTATATGAACTTTGAAGTAGATAACTTTGATCAGCCAGAAGGTGGTTTTGCTATTGCATACCGCCCAGGTGCTTTGTTAAGACGTTCTCCATATATTCGAGATAGCTCACAGCTTTCAAACTTCAACCGTTTGGATGTTGAACCACCTTTGAATCCATTCAACTCTAAAGGTACAATCCTCGACTTAGGTCAAGAATTCTACATGGCTGCTGGTCACAGTGTTCAAGCACAATTTGAAGTCGATGATGAAGTTACATTCTCGTCTGGTGCGTCTGGTTATATCTCATTCGTTGCTGATATCGATTCAGCTCGTCAGATTTACGTTAGAAACCTTAAGGGTAACGTAGAAATTGGTGATATCCTTTATGCTCAACGCGGCGGTACAGGTACAATTGAATCAATCGGTATTGACGATTTCCCTAACAGACTAGTTGGTCGTGGTGGTGGTTGTCTATTAGCTGACAGAGCGGTACTAGATACTGACTCACTATTTACATATGTATTATGTTTTGGTTTTACACCACGTACTCAAAACGGTACAGGTTACGTTGCCAAAAACGGCGCTGGTGTTAACGGTATCGGTTCCTTGTCAATCTTTACACGTCAAGCATTCTTTGCGCTAGATGGTGGCCAGATGACCTTGAACAACTCCGGTTCACAGTTTGGTGACATCTCAATGCGTGCTCGCGGTAGCACAGTTATTATTAGACCAGCAAACGCGACACAAGCTGAATTAGTTCTTGATACTGCTTTTGCAGATTCTCTTGAAGAAAACAAGCAAGCAATCGTAGATAATATGGTTGATTACTTAACTGCTAACACAACAACTGGTTTTGATGGTTCTCCAGGTCTTGGTTATCAAGGTTATAACGCAGACAAGTGCTTTAGAGATTCAGGATTAATTGTTGATAGTGCATCCTACGACGTTGCTACAGACAGTAACTATTGGGGACGCTTAAACGGTATCACATATCGTTCGCCTATCTCATACATCGTTGTTAACGATCAAATGACTGAAACTGTTGGTTCTATTGAACATATCAAAGGTGAAATAAATCACATCTTTGCTCAAGAACAAAATGCCGAAGTACTATCACGTTTAAACGATTCTTTAGATGAATCATTAAACGTTCTTCAAAATGGTGCAGAAGCTGCTAATGCTATTAAGTTTGCTGATACTGGTGATCAAGATGCAACAGCATCTCGTGAAGTATTACAAGATAACAGAGCATTCGTTATCGATGAGTTCGTAGATTGGATTGATAATAACTCTGAGTTCTACGCTTACGACAGTGTTAAGTGCGAACGCGATGTCCAAGAATATATCTTGCCAGCAACTAAGTTTGACATGTTGCTAGATACTAACTATAACGCTACAACTACTGGTTTGGCTTATTACGTTAATACTGCAAGAACATCTCTTGAAAATCAAAGAAATGAAACAGTAGCTTCATTCGAAAGATTACGTAAAACTACTGATAATATTATTCAAGCTGAAAGCCCAGAAGGCGCAGTTGAAGCGTATACATCATTCAATACAATTATCAACGCTTTGAATAACACAGGCGCAAAATATACACCAACTAAAACAACTTACGATCCAGTAACTGGTCGCATGGTTATAACAATTGGTACTCACGACTTAACAGTTGGTAGATATGTAAATCTTGCAAAAGAAAGCTTCACATTCACATGCTCAAGCGATAACTTCAAGACTGAGATCAGTCACCCAAGAGCATCTGAAAAAGCTTATCTAGCTGCGTTACCAATCATTGAAACATCAGCAAACACAATTACCGTTAACCCAGGATTAACTGCTGCTAACTACGAACATAGATTTGTATCTGCTAAAGCTAACTCGGTATCAGTAATCGGTGAACAAATTACATTCTCTGATAACGCTGGAATTGCAGCTGATAAGAGAAATGCTCGTAAGCAACTTCAAGCTAACAGAGAGTTTGTACAAGATCACATGATGGACTGGGCAGACCAAGAATTCTACTTCTACGACAGCAAGAAATGTCATAGAGATACTGAAGAATATATCTTGCCTGCAGTTCAAAGAGATATGATCCTTGGAACAAACTATAACTCAATCCAAACTGGTGCGGCATATCGTACTAAGTCTGGTGAGGTAAGTGTTACTGATCAGTTAACTCAAACAGTTGGTTCTGTTAATTATCTGAAATCAGAAACTGCAGCAATAATTACTAACACAATTGCAGAAGATAGAGCTAACCAAGCTTTTGATGAAATGACTAGATTGCTTAACAATAACGGCAAAAAGTATACTCCTTCAAATGCTGTATATGCTCCGGCTTCAGGTACAACAGTACTTACAATTGGTTCACACGACTTTAACATCGGTGATAGCGTTTACATTGAGCCTAACAGCTTAACGTTTACTTGTGCACTTGATAGTAACGTTACAGAACACACATATCCAACAACACAGTTCATTAACTATACTCCAACTGCTGCTACATACGTTCCAGAAACTGGAGAGTTTAGTGTAACTATTGGTACAAACGCTCTTAAAGCTGGTGATCTTGTAGAATTCAAGCCAAGCAGCCTAGTGTTTACATGTACTTTGGATGGCAACATAACAAACCATCCTGCTCCTGAATCACATCACCCTTTCTACAAGAAGCAAATCGTAATTGATAGTGTTGATGGTACAACCATTAATATGAACGTCGGTTCAGTTGTAGATGGTGGCGGAGTTCATACCTTTGTATCTGCATCAACTGACGCGGTTCAAGCAGAGAAAAGACATCCTGCTTACAAGAAACCAGTTACAATTTCTGATAGAGATGCGACAACGATCACAATCAATGTTGGTGAGTCAACCGATACATCGGTTCATACATTTGTATCTGCAACTGCTAACGCGATTCGTGAAGCTGATATGTGGGAAGGTAAGTTTACTCCACAAACTGCATCATACAATCCAGTATCTGGTGACATGGAAATCACAATCGGAAATCACGATTTACCAGTTGGTAAGTGGATTGAAATTGCTCCAGAGTCAATGATCTTTAGTTGCGATGTTGGTGGTGTAACAGGTACGGATGCTGCTCCATTATACGACCATCCTGCATATAAAGAGCCAGTTAGAGTAAAATCAGTAACTGCTGATACAATTACTGTAAACGTTGGCAATGCAAACGGTCACGCCAATAACCACACATTCGTAAGTGCTGAAATTGATTGTATCAATGCTAACGCGCTTTACTTTACAGATGCTGCTAAGGTTCAGAAAGCCTTCACACCAACTGATGCAACATACAATCCAGTAAGTGGAGAGTTTGTTATAACCATAGCTGCTCACGGTCTTACTACAGCAGATCATGTTGAATTACAGCCACAAAGCTTTGAATTTAGTTGTGATCCTGGAACCGGCGTTGCTACTGACTTGTCACCACGTATTGGAGACTATGCCTACAAGTTACCATTAGAAATTAGTGCAGTAACAACAGACACACTTACAGTAAACGTTGGTAACGCTGGATCATATACCGGTGCCCATACTTTTGTAAATGCTGATCAAGGCGCGGTAGTTAAGGTTAGTTCTACAACTCAGGGCGTATATGCTAGCAGAATTCTTCAGAAGAACAAGCCATATCTTCAAGCAGAAGTTACAGCTTGGTTAGATAATAATTACTACACATACAGCAAAGCTAAATGTGAACGCGATACTGGCCTCATCTTAAATGCAGTAGCAAGAGATGTTGTAACTGGTTCTAACGTTAACGCGATTTACACTGGTAAGGGTTACCGCATAGGCACCGCTGGAGCAAATAACTTAGTTAATACTCAACTTGCTCAAACAACTGGTGCTATTACTTGGTTGAAAGGTAAAATCAATACTGACGTTCTTACAGACTCAACAGCAATTACGAGAGCTGATGCAGCGTTCGACGAGATTATCGATATTATGACTAACGGTAATGTTAACGCTGATGAATTATACTTTGGTGAGGAAGCGGTTTCATCTGCTCACCGCATGGCTCGTGGCGCATTACAAGCTAACAGAACGTTTATCCAAAAAGAAATCGTTGCATGGATTTCAGCAAATTATCCTACATTCACATATAACACTGTTGCTTGTGAAAGAGATATGGGTATCTTTGTTGATCTAGCTTCATGGGATATTCAACACGGTTCAAATGCTGCTACGGCTTCAAACGCAAAACTATATTTTGAAAATGCTATTCCAGTACTATCTGATAACGAGATCGTTCCAACAAGTGAAGCTTACTTCTTTGCTGCAGACCTAATTGGTAAAATAGTTAGAAACGAAGTTATAACCGCGTTGAATGTAACAAATACTCAAACAATTGTTGAGACAACTACATTCACACCAACTGATGCAACATATGATCCAGCATCTGGCGACTTCGAGATGACAATTGCTGGTCATGGAATGAAATTAAATGATCGTGTTACTTTAGCGCCTAATTCGTTCGCATTCACTTGTGATATGGATGGAGACAGCGCAAGTAAAACTTACCCAAGATCTGGTATTGATCCATTTGCGAATAAAACATATTCCATTAAAGCAAAAACAGCAAACACAGTAACTTTAGATGCAGGCGCATCTGGTCCTAACAAATACTTCACTCCTACAGCTGCGGATTATAATGCTGCAACCGGTGACATGATAGTAACAGTTGGTCAGCATGGTTTAGGAGTTGGAAGAAACGTTGTATTAGAAAACAACTCGTTCACATTTATTTGTGATCAAGATGGTGGCGCAACCCAACATACATATCCTCGTGCAGGTTCAGATCCATATGCTGGAGCATCAATTGCAATTACTGCGGTTGGTTCAACAGGTCATACACCAACTGACACTGACTACAATCCAACCACTGGCGATACTGTTCTTACAGTTGCTAATCACGGATTTAGCAATGGCGATTACGTCTTATTAGAAGATAGCTCATTAACATATACATGTGTACTTGACGGTAACAGAGTTTCAAAATCTTACCCAAGAGCTGGAAGTGATTATGCTTCAGGTCGTTGGTTACAGGTTTCTGATGTTACAGCAAGCACATTTAAAGTTAATGTAGGTCCTTCTTCATATAGAGGCGCACACAGATTTGTATCAGCAACTGCTAACGCTGTTAAACGTCAAACTGGAACCTTTACAGTTAATGTAGGTAATGCAGGTTCAGCATCTGGCTCGACACACTTATTTGTATCAGCAACTGCTAACGCTGTTAAGCATGAGCCACAGGCACCACATACTTTTGTAAGTGTTACAGCAGACGCAGTTAAAATTGCTAATATGGCTGAAGCTTATACGCCGGCTGATATTGATTACGATCATATCACTGGTGTGATGGTAATGACATTAGGTTCGCACTCTTTAACTGAAAATGATTATGTAATCTTTGATGAAAATGCTATTACGCTTAGCTGTTCAAGTAACGGTGGCGGTAACTTATCTCATCCACGGCCAACAGATCCAATCTTTAATAAGCCAGTTAGAGTTGATGCAACTACAGCAACTACTATCACGTTGCAAGTTGGTGAAGCTTTTGTTGACGCGGTACACACGTTCGTATCAGCTGTAACTGATGGTGTAAGAAGATCTATTAAGCCAAGTGTTGCTGCCGAAGTTGAAAAATTATTCTACGATCTTGGAGATACTATCCGTCAAAACGATGGTACAATCGCAGCAATATCTGAGCCAAGAATCGAGTCATTAACATCAGCTTACGCGCCAGCTCTTATTACAGATTACAAAGCTGTACGCGGTCAAGCTCCTAAGTATCAAACCGAAATCATTAAGCATATTAGTGAAACATATAACGGTCTTGGTTACGATGAAGAGAAATGCCCAAGAGATGTTGGCTATATCGTTGATGCAATATCAGAAGACTTAGAGTACGGTGGAGATTCAGCTACAGTACATTCTGCAAATTATTATTACCAAGGTACACAAAGTGTCCTTGAGCCATATTCAATGTTACCTACTAAGTTAGCATTCAATCATATTGCTGATGTAGTTGATAAAATTGTTAAGAACGAAGTAAACGAGCCAATCTTTGGAGCTCGCTTTACTCCAGCTGCTGGAACTACATACGATCCAGCTACAGGAATGTTAGTAGCAGAAATTGGTACTCACACGTTAACAACTGATGATCACATTTGGTTCACTCCAAACGCGATTACTTTCAGCTGTGATACAGGTTCAGGTCCGGCCAACCATACTGCTCCAGAGGCACACCATCGCTTCTACAACAAGGCTTGCCCAGTAATTGGGGTAACATCAACTACTATTACATTGTGGGTAGGAGCCTTCTCTGGAGGTACTACACATACATTCGTAAGCGCATTAACTGATGGATTTAGCGAAATTAATGGTAACCTTGTATATCAAAATGTTGCTCTTGCAGCTGCTGATATAGCCACGGGTACTGAAGCTAAGAGACTTGCAAATATTATTGCTAATGTAGTTGATGACCGTTTAGTTATCCCAGGATACGCTGGATCACTTGATGTTAGTGTTGGTCAACAAGTACCTGAAGCGTTACCGGTTGCTACTGCTTCTCTTGTTCCTGTTATGGAGCCAAGTAGAACATATGCACGTAAATCATTACAAGCTAACAGAAGCTTTATTCAAGAAGAAGTTGTTCGTTTCGTAAATGATAACAACTACACTTACGACGAAGCTAAATGTGCTAGAGACGTTGGATTCATTATTGACGCGATCGCAAGAGATGTTCAGACTGGTTCTGATTATCCTTCACAATATTACGGTCGAGCTTATAGAGTTGGTACTGCTCTTGCACAAAACGTTATTAACGAGCAATTATCAGAAACAGTACAAGCTATCGAATATGTACGAGATGATATTCTACCAAGACTAGCTGGTGTTGCATTAACTAGAGCAACGGATGCTTTCACAAATGTTATTAACATTATGAAAACTGGTCCAGTATCATTTACTTACGACTATGGTCTTGCAGGAACTGGTACCTCAGATATTAATGCGACTACGGGCTTAACCTTGAACATTGCATTCTTACAACAGGAAGCAATATCTTGGATCGCAGCAAATCACGGTTCATTAGTATATGACGAAGCTAAGTGCAGAAGAGATATTCAAATCTTAGTTGAAGCTACCGCTTTCGATATTAGACACGGTTCTAACGTCGCGATGAGAGACTTCGTTAAGTTATACTTCGAAAATGGTATCAACGTTGGATTACCTGAAGCTCAAAGAGCACCAACTGCTGCACTATATGGTCACATGGCCGCGGTTGCAGAGCAAGTTGTTCTTAAACAAGCTGTAACTCCTACAGCTGGAAACGCAGTTGCACAGGTAACTGGTGGATTCGGAAATGTAGTTGGAGCATCCGGTGTTGAAGTTGAGAATCTAATCGTAATCGTACAAGATATCATTGCAGAAGATTCATTGATTAATCTTCCTCAAGCTAGAGAGCCGCAAAACTTTGATGGTGCTGCTACCGGATATGATCAAGAGGCTTCAGTAGCTATCATCCTTGATCGTAAGGAAGCACTTGGTAGTGCGGTTGTTCAATACTTAAGCGATAAGTTTAGCTTCTTACAGTACAGTGAAGAAAGATGTCGTCGAGATACAGGATACATTGTTGACGCGATTTCACATGATATCCAGTACGGTGGTAACGTTGCGATGCACGGAACTGCAGGGCTTTACTTCAATAATGCAATAAATATCTTGCCAATTGACCAACGTCAAGCAACAAGAGAAGCATTCGAATATATGGGTGAAGTTGTACAAAGCGTTGTTCGTAACGAGTATGTAGATCGTGAGATTGGTAAGCAATTCTCCCCATCACTTGCTTCTTACGATCCAGACACTGGTGTATTTACTGCAACACTTGAAACTGGTCACGGTCTAATCGCTGGCGACTATGTTCAAATTGCGCCAAACAGTATCGTATTTACTTGTAGCTTGGACGGTGATGTTGCATTACACCCAAGCCCACAAGGAAATGATCCTTACTACAACGCACCAAATATTATTACTGACGTTGTTGGTGACATCATTACATTACAAGTTGGCAAGGTTCCTTACGGTAAAGGTGGTGGTGCTCATACATTCGTAAGTGCTTCACTAAATGCTATTTCCCACATAATTGGAAACACAGTTAAACAAGAAATGCCAACACTTGCTGCAAGAAGAACAATTGCTACAGAAGCTATGAATCTTGCTTTGATGCTTGCTAAGGTTGCCGATGATAATAATCCTGGTGCAATCCCTGCAAAAGTTGATGCATTCACTACGTGGATCGACGCAGATATACTTGCAGCAAAAGAAATTGTCGATAACGCAACGGTTAAGATGGCAACTGATCTTCAAGGTTATATTTACGATACTTATAGCGGTGTTAGTTACTCTAAAGAGAAATGTCGTAGAGATGTTGGTACAATGATCGATGCTATCTCGCACGATGTTAACTACACAACAAACTATGCATCAGTACGAACTGCTGGCCTTTACTTTGTTAACGCGGTATCAATATTACCTGCTAATCAAAGACAGCAAACTACTAAGTTCTACACTCAAATGTCTAAGACTATCGGCGATGTTGTTGTAGGTGCTACGGTTGATGCATCAATCTCTAAGCATAGTTCTAAAGTACAAGACGTTACATCCTTCGCAGCTGCTACAGCGGTTGAAAAGGAAGAAGTCAAGGACTTGATTCGTATTGTTGAAGATGCAATTCAAAGAGACAGTACTGATGCTATCCCAACAATCATTGATCCAGATACTTCTTGGGTTAACGCTGGTAAGATCGCAGCTGCTGCAGCAATTGATGACAACCTTGACGAATTATCTGACGATGTTACTCAGTTCTTGAAAGATACGTTTACTATTATTGATTATAATAAAGCGACATGTCGTAGAGATGCTGGTTATATCGTTGATGCAATGTCTTGGGACTTAAACTACGGTGGTAACTTAGCAACAAGATGGAATGCAAACTTCTACTTCTGGAACAACGAGTTACGTTTACCTGAAGACACAAGAGTGGCAACAGCACAAGCATATCGCCAACTTGGTAATATTGTTTCTCAGGTTGTTGCAGGTAATTATCCTGGTCAGACAACTAGAACTAATCTTGGTACTGAGGTTCAAGAAGCCCAAGCAATCGATCTTGGTAATATCTTCTACAACGCATTGTTCTACAACGATGTTAACAAGCTTGGAAGAACTATTAATCCTAACTTTAGTTTCGACACTGATAAATCATACAAGTTTGCTAAAGATATTCTTGATAATAACAAAAACAAGATCCAACGTGAAACACAGCGATTCATTACTTCTGAATACAAGTTCATCGATCTACCTAAGACTTATCGCGATGCAGGTAACTTCCTTAAAGTTATCCAAAACGACTTTAAAGCTGTTGATGCTCTTGGAGTTGAAGGTGCTGATACAGCTTCAAGAACCTTCGTTGGTGCATTGTTTAATATTGATGCACAGCATGTATTCCCAGTGTTTAATCCACCAGCAACCTTTGCTGATTGGCGTAAGCTAAGATTCAAAGGAACTGTTGCAAATAACGCGGCACGCGATTTGTTGACTGGTATGAAACGTTGGGACGCGTATATTGTTTCAACTAATCCATCAGGCAACCGATACATTGGTGATATCATCCATTGGACAGGAACAACTTGGACTGCAACAGGTGCAATCGGAGCTAACAACACTGATCTACTCGCCTCTTTCACCGGTGCTTGGACACAGATGAAAACTTATATAAATAACAATATCGCTACAGATCAACCGCAAAGAGATATGGTAACCGAATTGATAGACAACGTAATCATTGATAGTGTAATTAGGCCAGACTTCTTGGTCTTCGGATCACTGGTTGAATCAATCGCTCACCAGTTTAACGGAGCTTCAGCAGGTGTTAACAGAAACGCCTTGCCACTTAACTTCAGAAACGTTGGTGCAGCAATTGGTGCAAACGCTTCGGTATTGTCAGAAAATGGCGGTCGTATCAGGTGGTCTGGATCAGACGAATTAAATAACCAGTACTTCGCGCGTGGTTTGAAGATTAATGGTAGAACGGGACGTATCGAAGGTAGACCGTTTACATCATCAGTAAGAAAACTTGCAAGAAGAGCATCTAACTCAAGGGCATCTCTATAATGGCTATTACAACAATCGTAACATCACAAGCACCTGATGCTAAACCGGTCGCCAAATCGTTTACTTTGACGACCAACTGGCAAACAATGATCGAGGTACCCAACTATGAGGTACCGGAACTTGTATTTGGTGGATCAACAACAGTAGAACCGGGAGTAGGCGAAGTTATTTCGCCTCTCATTCTGTGTAACTTTACAGCAAACACTGTTGCGGTTGATGTAAGAACTCATAGAGAAGACGTAAATGCTGAGTTTTGGATTATAAGAAACTTGCAAATCCCAGCGTATGACACAATCCCATTACCACTTAACGGCCAATTCTTTAAATCTGGCGATTTGCTAGAAATTAAGTGTGATACAAACTTAGCAGTAGATGCTTCGTTATCATTCACCCTCGGTCAGTCTGAAGAGGATGATGTATAATGGCTTTTAGATCTATTAGCGGAAGCAAGATCGTTGGACAGGGACAGCCGCAAGCTGTTCCTATTCAATTAGATCCGGCACCCTATACTGGTGCGGTAGCTTATGGCTCCGATGGTTTAATTTACGTTTCTAACGGGACAGCTTGGAATGCAGTTGGCGCTGGTATTCAAGGTACAACAGGTTTGCAAGGCGACGATGGACTACAAGGTCTACAGGGCGATTATGGTCCTGGATTTGATGTTATTGGTTCAGTTGCTGATGTAGACTCCGGTGGTGATCCACAGGCAACTCTTAACACAGCATTTGCGTCAGCAACAACAGGCCAAGCAGTAATTGACGACGCCGATGATGAGCTTTGGGTTTATGACGGAGCAACATGGATTAACGTTGGTTCATTCCGTGGTGTTCAAGGCTTTACTGGTAACCAAGGAACGCAAGGCGTACAAGGTACTATTGGTGAAGAAGGTATCCAAGGTTCGCGTGGTTTCCGCGGCTTTCAAGGAACCCAAGGTATTCAAGGAACAACTGGTATTCAGGGTACCCAAGGTATTCAAGGAATCCAAGGAACACAAGGTGTTCAGGGCGTACAAGGCGTTCAAGGCTTACAAGGTAACCAAGGCTTACAAGGTAACCAAGGTACACAGGGTCCACAATCAATTCAAGGTACAACCGGCATCCAAGGCGATACTGGTTTCCAAGGTACGCAGGGTACTGAAGGTACAAGAGACTATGCAGTAACTAACAACGGTAGCACAAACTATCTTGTTGATGGTGTAGCTCAACCAACACTTCATCTTATCCGCGGATTTTCATATAATTTTAACCTATCAGTTTCAGGCCATCCGTTTTATATTAAAACAGCAGCTACAACTGGTACAGGTGATCAATATAACGATGGTGTTACTAATAACGGTGCTGAAACTGGTACGGTAAAAGTACAATTACCACATGATGCTCCATCTGCGTTATATTATCAATGTTCTATTCATGGTGGAATGGGTGGCTTAATTAATGTAAGCGATCTTGGTCCACAAGGTACTCAAGGTTTCCAAGGAACAACTGGTATTCAAGGCGATACTGGCATCCAAGGTACCCAGGGTGTACAAGGTATTCAAGGTGCTCAGGCCGCACAAGGTATTCAAGGTGATACTGGTATTCAAGGTATTCAAGGTACTCAGGGCGTACAGGGTGTTCAAGGCGTACAGGGTGTTCAAGGAACAACTGGTATTCAGGGTCTTCAGGGTATCCAAGGTTTAATAGGTCTTCAGGGTGTACAAGGCACAACTGGCATTCAAGGCACAACTGGTATCCAAGGTTTACAAGGCGGAACTGGTACTCAAGGAACTCAAGGCGGACAAGGTACGCAAGGTTTCCAAGGTGTTCAAGGAGCGGTTGGTCATTACGGTGGTTTAACTCACGAGTTTAACTTTGTAAGCAATATAACAGCATCTACTGCTCCAGGCACAAGCGGCTGGAAACTTAACACAAACAACGTTTCTACTGCTACAATCTTAACAATTGATGATGTTCCGTTAGATAATTTTACAAACGATATCGATGAAACGTATGATTGGTTGGCTGCAATTCCTGGAGCTAATAAAGGTCTTATCATAATCGAAAGTTTTGATGATGGTAATGGTCCTGCAGGACACCATCAGGTTGTGTACGAATTCTCAAACTTTACTTGGGATGGCGCTCCGGGTGCTGGCAAAACATTCGGTTGGTTTGATATAACTTATGTTGGACAATACGGTGTTACAAGTACAAGTTGGGCTACTGATGTAATCGGTGGCGGTCATGGTGCTAAGACTCTTATTAACTTTGTTCCACGAGGTGCTGCTGGTATTCAGGGTATCACGGGTTTCCAAGGCACTCAAGGTGTTCAAGGCTTGCTCGGTACACAAGGTATTCAGGGTGGACAAGGTACACAAGGTATTCAGGGTGACTTTGGTGTTCAAGGTGCTGCTGGTGCATACGGTGGTGCTTCGTTCGAGTACGACTTTACTCCAGATACTGGTCCTACTGGTCCTTCTGCAACATTACTTAAGTTTAATAATACTGATGTAACCGCAGCAACTATCATGAGAATATCAGATACAGCTGTTGGTGGCGCAAACTTAGATCCATATCTAAGAAGTTTAGATGATGGTGGTAGTTCAGTATTAGGTTATATTAAGATTGTTTCGATTGCTGATCCAGCAGAATTCTTATTATACACTCTTACTGCTTTAACAGAAAACGCAGCATATTATAACTTTAATGTAACGTTCTTAACTAAATCAACTAACGCTGATGCAACATATTTTACTAATAATACTGACATAATCTTTACGTTCACACGTGCTGGTGATATCGGTGTTCAGGGCATCCAAGGTGTACAGTCATTGCAAGGTTTGCAAGGTGACTTAGGTCTACAAGGTACAACTGGAGCGGGTACTCAGGGTGCACAAGGAACGTTTGGTATTCAAGGTGATCTTGGTATTCAAGGTTTCCCAGGACCAATTGGCCCACAAGGTATTCAAGGTACAGACGGTAACCAAGGTACAGGCGGTTTACAAGGTTTAACTGGTGGATTTGGTGGCATAACATTTGATTACACTTATAGCACTGATACTGGAGCTACAGATCCAGGTGTTGGTACTCTTAAGTTTAATGCTACTAATTTTGCTTCTGCAACTGCTATGTTCATGGATGATAGAGATGACGGCTTTGTTGATATCCAACCATTCCTAAGAACAATTGATGATTCAACTAGCCCGATTAAAGGTCACTTTAGAATATCGGAAAAAGCTACTCCATCTAATTTTACAATATTTACTATTTCTTCGTTAGTAGAACAATCTGGTTACTTCTCAATTATTTGTGGTGTAGTAAGTGGTTCGGTAGCAACTTTTGCTGATGGCGCAGATATTATCATTACATTCGCAAGAACAGGTGATATTGGTCCATTAGGTCCACAGGGTATTCAAGGTTTTGATGGTATTCAGGGCGACGTTGGTATCCAAGGTGGCGGTGGCGGAATTGGTATTCAAGGTATTCAAGGTTTGCAAGGTGACTTTGGTGCTCAGGGTACTTCAGGCTTTATCGGCGGAGATGGTACTCAAGGTTCACAAGGTACTCAAGGAACACAAAGTGTTCAAGGTATTGCTGGTGCTGACGGTAGCGAAGGTACTCAAGGTTCACAAGGTACACAAGGTCTTCTTGGTGAAGGCGCACAGGGTATTCAAGGTACAGACGGTCCTCAAGGTATTGCTGGCATAGGTGCTACGGGTATTCAAGGCTTCCAGGGTATTCAAGGTATTCAACAGGCCGGACATCAAGGTGTTCAGGGTGACGTTGGTCCAATTGGTTTTGGTCTTCAAGGTTCCCAAGGTATGCAAGGCTTCCAAGGTACTGATGGTGAGGTTGGTGGACAAGGTGTTCAAGGTCTCGGCGGTCAAGGTACTTCAGGTCTTCAAGGTGTTCAAGGTATCGACGGATCTGAGATTCAAGGTACTCAAGGTACTGGCGGTACTGGTAACCAAGGTACACAAGGCTTCCAAGGTGCTGTTGGTATCGGTGGTACTGGTGCTCAAGGTATTATAGGTTTCCAAGGTTTGCAAGGCCTTATTGGTCTTCCAGGTGATGGTGGTCTACAGGGTGCTCAAGGTCTACTTGGTGCGCAAGGTTCTCAAGGCGTTGATGGTGGTTTAGGTAATACCGGTGGACAAGGTGTTCAAGGTTTCCAAGGTGACTTTGGTATACAAGGTCCATTGGGAACAGGTACACAAGGTATTCAGGGTACACAAGGTATTCAAGGTGACTTAGGTGTTCAAGGTTTCCCAGGTCAAGGTACACAGGGTATTCAAGGTACTCAAGCAGCACAGGGTATTCAAGGTGAGCGTGGCTTCCAAGGTACCCAAGGTATGCAGGGTCCCGGTATTCAAGGTGGTATTGAAAACCTACAGAACGTCCATGAAACTGGTTTACAAGGCACTCCATTGTTTATGGCAATGTTTGAAGGTGGTGCATCGCACAGACCTATCCTTGGAACAAGTGGTCCTAACCCAGGCGGTGAATCAAACTTCTACTATACATCGAACGTTGATGAATTATCAGTAGAGAATATTCAGGTTGAAGGTAACTTAACAGTAGTTGGTACGTTAACAGCTGGTGTTATTGCTGGTACTGCAGCAAGCATGCACTTTGCTTCTGATCTTGATGTAACATTCGGCGGCCAGGATACTGCGCCATACGCGATGTTCGGATTTGAATCTGCTTCTCAGAACCAAGTACTTGATATTAATTCAACTATCACTAACAGCGTTGTATTTAGAGACAGAGTCTCAGCGACAGATAAATTTAGTTTTAATATGGGAACTGGTAACTTTATTGCACTTGGCGATGTAGAATCCAATTCAGATGAAAGACTAAAAGAGAATATCGAAACTATTAGCAACGCGTTAGATAAAGTATCTAGTATGCGCGGTGTTTACTTTGATATGAAAGCTAGACCTGGTGTTAGAAAGGTTGGTTTAATCGCTCAAGAAGTAGAAAGTATTCTTCCAGAGGTTGTATCAACTTCATCCGAAGGCGAAAACATCAAGAGTGTTGCTTACGCAAACGTTGTTGGACTTCTAGTTGAAGCGATTAAAGAACTTAAAATCGAAGTTGACCTGCTCAAAAAAGATTAATATAGTTCCGGTTAGTTTATAATATAAGGGGGCTTTCAACGCCCCCTTTTTTAAACAATCTCCTTCTATTATAAATAAGTCTAAATAGGATAAAGAGATATAACATGAGTTCTCAATTAAACATATACGTAGACCAAGGCACAGATTTCAGACTAACAGTACAACTGTTTGACGATGATGACTTAGATCTGCCTATCGCAAATTACGATTTCTTTGGTGATTTAAAAAAGCTATACTCTGCAAAAAGAGCTGCTGAGTTTGAATTCGAAAAAGATGGCAATGATATTACCTTATTATTATCTGCTGATGTTACTAGTCAGTTAACACCCGGAAAATACCAATATGATGTTATGATGAGAAAACAATCTGGAGAATTATCAAAAATTGTTGATGGACTTGCGTTTGTTATATCAACCATCACGGAGGTTTAAGTCGTGACTGTAAAAGTTAAAGTTGGTGCAAGTAAAAATATTCGTCTTGTTGCCGCTGGCGAAAAAAGACCAGTTATCGTACCTGATTCAATTACACTTGGTATTGATACAGTAGGACCATACATCAGCGCAATTGATAGCGGTGTTGGAATAGTTATAACTTCAGAATCTGGTACTGGCGGTGAAACCGCGAACGTTGTAATATCTCACGCGGAAACAAGCACACAAGCAAATACAATTAATAGCGCTTTTGAATTTATTCAGAATGCTACCCTAGATCAATTCGGTCATATCACAGGCTTTTCTAACGCTGGACTAGATGCTACTAACTTTAATGTGTCTAACGGTGTAATCAGTTCTAAAGATATTACGTTTGGTACCACAGCAGTTACTATTGGCGAAACAATAGACGAATTCAGAGATTTAAATCTTGCTGAAATTGGCGAGTTTACAATCACAGCTAATACCATTACCGTTCCAGGTGATCTTAACTTTAACTTACAAACATCAGACGCGGTTATTAACGCTGGCGTTCATCGTATTATTAACGTTGAAAACCCTATTGATGATCAAGACGTAGTTAACAAACGATATTTAGAAGTTGAACTTCAAAGTATTGAAGATACAGTTAAAGTTGTTTCAGATCCTATTCTACCTACAGATGCAACGAATAAAAGATATGTAGACGGGTTAGTACAAGGATTTGTAGTACGACCTCAAGCACTTGGTGCAACTACGGCAGATCTTGGTGGTGTATTTGAAGAAGGCAATACTACTATTGCATCTACTATTACGCTTGATCCAATAAATGTTCTTTACATCGATGATATTACAACTTGGGATATTGGCGATAACTTACTTGTTAAAGATCAAACAGATCCTTTAGAAAACGGTTCATACGACGTTATTCAACAAGGTAGTGCAAACACTGCATGGATATTCCAAAGAACATTATGGTCAAACGAAAGTTATGAAGTTCCTGGATCATACGAGTTTGTTACTGATGGTTCAGTAAACGCTGGTACTGGTTGGGTTGTACTTGTAGACGACGCTTCATCATTTACAATTAACCGTGACGCAGTAAATTGGACACAGTTTTCTGGTGATGGTACGTTTACTGCTGGCGACGGCTTAACACTTACCGGAAGTCAATTCTCATTAAATCCAAATGTAACTCTTACCTCTATTACACCAACCTCTGATATATTAACGATTAATGGTGAAGGTGCATTAACATTACCAAATGGTACATCTGCAGAACGTCCTACATCTGTTCAAGGTATGGTTCGCTTTAATAATACCGACGGACAGTTCGAAGGATACGATGGTATTGCTTGGGCAGGTCTTGGTGGTGTAATTGATGTAGACCAAGATACAAAAATTGTTGCAGAAAATTCTCCGGGTGCTGATAACGACGAATTAAAATTCTATACTGGTGGTACTTTAGCTGCTACGTTCAGTGCTAATACTGCTACGTTTGAAGGTGATGTGTCAATTGCCGGTAACCTTACTATTGGTGATCAAGATACTGATACAGTTAGCTTTACCGCTGACGTTACATCTCATATAGTTCCAGACGCAGATAGAACATATTCTCTTGGCTCTGACTTAAAGAACTGGTACAAGTTAAACGTAGATACTATTACAAGTTCCGATCGTATTGTAAAGTTCAGTGATACTGGCGCAATAAAAATACCTACTGCAAATACAGCGTTAAGACCAACTGGTCAAGCTGGTATGCTTCGCTTTAATAGTGATGAAGGAAGATTTGAAGGCTACGACGGTACAATATGGTCAGGTCTTGCTGGATCAGTTATTGATCTAGATAAAAATACTTATATCATCGCTGAAACATCAGCAGGCGCTAACAATAATGAGCTTGACTTCTGGACTGATAACGTTAGAAGAATGCAAATTGGAGCAACTGGTGATTTAACGTTTGGTGCTGGTCTTGATAAGCTAATAATTAATTATGCCTCAGGCGACATGTTTGTCAATGGTAGATTAACAGCAACTAACAATTTAGTTATAGATCCAGTCGGTAATATTAGTGTTGCTAATAATACAATCACTGATCTTCCAGATCCTGTTAATCCAGGTGACGCGGTTAACCTTCGTTACTTAGATAATGAATTTGCTTCAGATTTAACTATCATCGATGGTGCTAATACTTACGCAACTGATATTAATCTTCTTGCAAGTCCAATACTTGAAGTCGGCCGTGGTTTAGAATTAGAAGATATTAATTCTGTAACAAACAGCTTTAAGGTTGGTCTTGATGCACCAATGACTGGCTCTACAGGAATGTATGGTGTCGATGGATTTACTCCTCGCATTCGTATTACTGAAGATGGTCGTATTGACTTTGCTACAGATATTCCATTAGAGCTTCAAGCGAACGCGATTCCTAACTTTACAGAAACATCTCGTGATATTATCAGTCTTATGTTTACTGATGGTGCACACGAAGGTGTAACTTTTGTAAACGACGATCCAAACGACGTAATGAATGTTTTAGCTGATAACTTTAATGTTACCCTAGACGGTGATGTTTCTGGTACTGCTCAAGTTACTCGTTTAACCGATACAACTATTACTACAAGCTTAACCGCAGACTTTATATCTAACTTAATTCCAGCTGATGCAAACTCTGGTATTACTGTTACGCACACTGCTGGTCCAAACTCTAATGCTTCGATTGAAGTAGATTATACTTATCTAGATGCACGTTACCAGAATCTTGGTGGAGACTTCCTTGCCTCAAGATATATTGATGCTGATAATACTAATTTCTATATGGATCCAGCTGGTACATCGCGTATCAACACTATGGAAGTTGGATTCGGAGCAACTAACTCACAGATTAAATTGCGCGATGGACCGGGTTCTTGGTCGTATCTTTACGCTTCCGGTGGTAAAGTTGGTTTCCTAGATAATACGTTCAACTATACCGCGTATGCCGAAAGATCTACTGGCAACTGGGTAGTTGATAATGGCGACGTAAAGGCAGAAAGATTTGTTGACACTGATTCTGAAAGCTATTTCTTACATCCAGGTGGTACGGATTCTTTACTAAAACAAATTAACATCGAAGATAAGATTGTCGTAAGTGATATTTCTATTGGTGGTGATGTTGGTATTCGTACAATTAAAACTGTTACTGGTATTCTCAATATTGAGTCTGACTATGGTATTAGTTTAAATGGCGGAACTGGTAATGATTTAGATGTTAATAACTCTAAGATTAGTAATCTTTTAAATCCAACTACTGGTCAGGATGCTGCGACTAAATCATACGTTGACGCGGTTGCCCAAGGATTAAGAGTTATTCCTGCTGCACTTGCGGCTACTACAGAAAATCTAAGCGCAACGTTTGCTGGTGGTGTTATAACATCTATAGCTACCGAAGCGTTTAGTGTTGATGGCGTTACTGCATGGTCAATTGGTGATATCGTACTTGTTAAAGATCAGACAACTACATTAGAAAACGGTTCATATACAGTAACAACAGTTGGTGATGGATCAACACAATGGGAACTTACTCGCGGCGAATACTTTAATGAATCATCTGAAATTCCAGGTGCATTCCAATTCGTAACAGACGGTACACTAAATAGTGGAACTGGTTGGGTTGCGACGGTTGACGATGCTGAAACATTCGCGGTAGGTACTGACGACGTTATTTGGTATCAGTTCTCTGGTGCTGGAACATATACAGCCGGCGAGACATTAACGCTAACAGGAACAGAATTTTCCGTTGCTGATCAAGCAA